TGGTCAGCGAGCTGCATTTCAAGTTCACGCCTCCCGGCGGCAGTCATCTCTGCATCCGCAAGCACGGGGGCAGCACCAATCTCCTCGTACTCAGGAATATCAATGTCATCGGTCAACTCTCCCGCTGTCCCTTCACCTCTCCTCAGTCTCCCGGCGAATTCTTCCCTAAGATCAAACCCTTCAGGGTCAAGCTGCCGCATCTGGTCACGTTGCGCAGCGATATATTGCGGGCCATACTCTATCAGGTTGGAAAGCTGCGCCTCAGACATCTGGGGGATCATCCCCAGCAACGCTTCCGTCTCTGCTCTGGTAATATCTATGTCACCAAGCCCAGTAAAGTCGGCAGACACCTCTTTTCCGGTGCGGGGGTCGGTGTAGGTGACTGGCTGACCCAGTCGATAGGCAGATTCCAGCCTTCGGCGTGCTGGCAATGATTCTATGTCGGCAAATATGCCTTCTCGTGTTGCCTCACTGTAATCCGGGGGTTCCGGTGGTGCTGGTGAACTTTTTCCCATAACTAATTCCTCATTAAGCGACGTTTTGCCGTGGTCATATCTACCATTGTGATTCTATTCCCATACTTATGACGCATCCACGCCACTCTTTCTGAATTCTCCCCCAGATGATTCCATATCATGCGGTACATCGCCCTAAGAGCGGACGGGTGACTGCAAACCGTCACCTCGATGTAACAAAGCGGCCCTTTAGTGTCCAGATAATGCGTATGACAGTCCTCTTCATTGTCAACATACCGCGCAAGTGTCACCCCAACAAGTTTCCCGCCTTTCGCCACGGCATAACAACGCTCATTATTCACAAACCACTGTACCCAACCCAACAGGCGTTCACGACTCCATTCCCGGCAAAAATCCAGATTATTCCGAATCAACTCTGCCATCTCATGGGTTGCCTTGGGGAAAGTTTTCATCGTTGCGGATTGATTGTGTCAACAAATGCGCTTGTCTTGATCGCGTGCAACGAAAGTTTGCCGGACTCCGCTGCCACCATGTACTGCATCTCCTTGAATTTCCCCCGACTCAGCATATTGTACGCCTTAACGAAGTGGGCGTCCCTAGCTGGCACTGGCACATCCCTTTCAAGCACCCCAAGAACCTGCGTTTGCAGCAACTTTTCATCCTCGGTAAGCATCGCATCGCCTGTCTCAAGCAGTATCCCATTACTATCCCCAGCCATCCCTTTAACGTAAAAGAAATTAAGCAACTGGTCATTGGAGAACTGGTTGTCCACATCAAACTCAACCTGATAACCCAGCTTGTCGGCGTAGATTTCCTTAAAATTGTAGCCGCGACTAAATATCTTTGTCTCGTAGTCGGCTGTCTGATCCTTGTAATAGGATTCCGTGGCATCAGACTCGGCCACATAGTCCAACCATGTGTATAACTTCCCACCATTATCCCCGAACTGAAGGCGTATCTTCCCACCGAACGCAGTCACCGCAAAACTCCGAGGTTCCCAGCCTGACCAGAATCCGCTCCAAGACTTTTGCTCGGCGTTATAGACCAACACAGTTTTCGGGTAGGTATCCGAGTCTAGGGCAACAGAAAGCATGTATCGGTTGCGATAAAAAACCGCACAAGCCTTTGAGGTGTAGTCCCTGTTAATTCTCTCAATAAAATCGTTTATAGGGGCCGAGAGAGGAGAGGAAACGTCGGTTTGCGAGCCAGCCTCAATCGTTGACAGACTCCTCACTCCATCACGCGAAAGGAAAAGCACGTCCGACCCCACCTGCTGCGCGGTCTGGTGGGCCACACAGCCCGTCCGATTATTGATGAGCTTGATATCCCAGTCACCAACCTCTTGAGCTGGATTGGCGTCCACACTCCACACGCTGCGCTCCTTGAACACCAACAACTTGAACCCGAACCAAGGCAGCAATGCCGTGATGGCATCGCCATCGCCTGATCCAACCCTGATGCTGTTGCCCAGCAAGTCCCACGACTCGCCATCAAGCAGGTCAGACACGTAGAGGGTGTCGGGAGGCACACTGGAGTCTGCGCTTGAGCAGAAAAGCCTGTTAGAGTGACTTGTCAGCAGCTTCGGCTTTGAGGGGACTTGACTTATATTCACAGTTCCAGTCGCCTGAGTCCCTCCAGTCGGAGGCGCACCTATTGCAATGGTTGGAGGTTCATCAAACGCATCGCTATTGTCATAGCCGCTTCCCCCGTAGTCGGGAGCGATTAAACTTATGTCCAACACCCTGCCTCCGTAGCCTAGAAGCGACTCTCCACTGGCGGTAGTGCCGGAGGATGGCTCACTGAAAGTCACGGATGGAGGTGATGTGTACCCATACCCTTTTTCCTCGATTGTTACGCTAGTCACCTTGCCCACCGTTATAGTGCGGCCCGTGGAGCCATCATCAACATACTGGAGATTGCCCACGCCATCACAGAAATACATCCGGTCAACCAGTTGAGCGAAGTAAACGTCCGTTGCTGTGGAGTCAAACGTGCCACCCGTATCATCAATCGCCCCCGTTTCGCCACATATCTTTATCTTGTACGCTCCAGCATCGGTGTCCTTCTCCGCTATCACTATCTTCTCAATGTCCTGCGTGTCGAAGTATGCAATCTTCAGAATCTCACCCTCAAGGGTGGCACTCCATTTTTCTGTGATATCATTCCAGTCATCAGTAATTAAGTCCCAGACACCGATCCATACCTCATCCTGAAGCTGGGCCACCCCCCGGCGGCTGGTGGCATTTCCGAATGTGTCGAAGTCCACGTTCTTGCCGAAGTCAAATGCGCTTTCCGCTATGACATTCTTGCGGACGTTGCTCGCCTGACCGCCCGAAAAGCTGACATCACCGTCTAGGGCGATTGGGTCATCGGTCTGGTTGTTGTCAAATTGCGGCATCAGCTTTTAGGCCCGAAATCCGATACAGTATCCCTGAAGGAATAGCTGTCATAAACATAAGGAATGATTCTGCTAATGGACTGCCTCTGACCCTTCTCCATATCACGCATAATCTGTAGATGCGATGCAGCTTCAGTAAATTTAACCTGTGCCTTGCTCATCTGCCTCTCACGCTCCCACATATCACCCTCAGCAAACGCAAGCAGCGCATTATCAATGCCGCTAAGGGGAGGCGTATCCGAGTCTCCAAGCTCAACCCACTTCAGTTTGCCCAACACAAACACTGATCCAGCGGACTTGGGGACAGGCACAGGTTTAATTCGGCAATACCCGCTTGCGTCTTTCGGCAGGTTAATAAAATTGGTAGGGTTTGCCCTGCGGTTGGTTACGTTCTCCCATGAGTTTGGGTCAAGCTGGAAGAAAGTCACCCAGTCCCCGTTGAGAATGTTTATCCCATTATCCTTCCCTGTCTCGGTAAACTTCACCGCCACAGGGAAATCTACAAAAGTTGTTGGGGCTGAGGAGGATTGGTAAAAGGTTACGGATGGCACACTGTCAACCGTGATCTCAGTGTCTTCAGCAGCAACAGCCTTGCTCGCTACCCCAAGGGTTTCTGTCCACAGGCCGCTATCCCATATCATCTGGTAACGGCGGTTAATGAAATTCTTGCACACCGTCACCGAGTCCGAGGTGGTGTCGGAAAGTTTCGTGGTAACAAAGTCAGCTAATTCAGTTAATGTCATCCAACCTTCCCTTCCAATGCCTCGATCCTTGCCAGAAGAGCCTTTTCCTTGTTATCAGCCCTAGAAGCGGATGACCTTGACTCCATCTGCATCTTCGCGAGAATCTCCTGCAAAGGGGCATCACCCTCGACGACAGTTTTCCCGTCCTTCTTCAAGTCTTCCATGTTGACTGGCCCATCAACGGTAGCTACGAATTTTCCATTTCTATCAAGTATGGTTTGCATTATTTGATTCCTATTATGATGTAATTGGCAATATTGGAAGTTGAGACTCCGTGAAACAACATCGAGACAACGCGAGACGAATTAACAGTGCAATAGCTTGAGTGGGCGGAGATAGTGGCAGTGGAGGTGAATGATCCCACACCCACAGTCCATTTGCATTCGCTCTGAACGTAGCCGGAGGGTAACGGAATCGTCCCCCCGCTGGCTATTGTTCCAGTAAGCACAGCAACAGAAGTTGTCGCATTGTCAACGTAAGCTGTAGTCGCTATTTTTGTTGAATTGTCATCTGCTGACTGCGTGGTTGCAGTTACCCCATCACCGATGGATGAGTCTGCCAGTGTCGCTCCACTCGTAATGATGGCCGCAGCGTCATCGGCCTTAATGTCCCCGGTTACATCTCCTGTCAC